AACGGCAGGCCGCCGAGCGCGCCGCAAGGGGCGAGCCTGAACCTGTCCGTGCTGCTTGGACGCCGCTACCACCGAAGCCAGCAAAGAAAAGACGGTAGGAAAATGTGGCGGAGAGCGTGCCCACAGTGCGGGCGGGAATTACGGAAGAAAAGTCTCGCAGACATTCTGCGATGTTTTTGCAGTTGGGTTTGGGGAGAATAAGTGCCATCGTCGCCGACTTCACTTTGCAGGGATTGTTCCAAGCGCGCTGTCAGCGGTGGCTATTGCACGGAGCACCAGACGAGGAACAACGCGACTGAGCATCGACAACTGTTCGATAGGTACCGCGCGGACGACCCGATTAGGGCGCTTTATCGCTGCACCAGATGGACGCGAGGAACACGCCTTATCGTGCTGCGCCGAGATCCACTGTGCTGTGAATGCGGGCACAGGGCTTCGACAGAAGCGGACCACGTCCAGCGGGCGCGGGAGATCGTTGAGCAGTTCGGTGTGGCTGAGTTCTACAACCCTGACAGAAGTCAGGGGTTATGCCACTCGTGCCATAGCGCGAAGACCGCGAAGGAATGCGGATTCGCCGGGGGAAAGCAATGAGAGTTTACGGAGTACAGCCGAAGCAGGAAGCAGCACCAGCGTCTGACAAGCAATACCTACGCCTGCTGGAGCAGGTTCAGTTGCTGAATGATAGGGATACCCGGTGCTTGCTGGACTACCTTCTGGGCGTCCGGAAAGTGGACAGCGGACTGCTGGCACAAGTTGAAGCGTGGCTGAAGCAGAACGTGACGCCAGTGCGGAAGCTAACGCTCGCAGAGTTGCAGGAGATTACTGCGCTCGCCGCCGGGCAAGCAGGGCAGAGCACGGCAACGTCAAAAACGGCGGAGCACAGCAGCACCAAAGGCGTAACCAGCAAGCCATAACAGGAGAGCAACCGGATCATGGAAGCAGAACACATCGAGCGAGCGTACAAGTCAGCATGGCACGCCATGATCGCCGTGGTTGGAGTCTACGAGTTACGGACCAGCCGAACCAAGCTTGCGAAGCTATTGTCTTACGGACTCATAGCGTTCCATGCAGACGCCGCTGTGTGTGATGCGCTCGACGTGCCCACTACAGCACAGCGCTTGCTCAGGAAGCTGCGACCTTAACCCGATGCTTATTTGGTCGGATAAGCGGGCAATGGGCGTGACGATAAGCAAGTTGCTTTTTGCGCGCGATAAGTGTGACCCCCGCGCCCCGGTCCGGTGCCCCCTATGAGGCACCCCGCGCCCGGTCTGATTCTTTGGCAGGCACTCGCTGAAGCCCGCCGCGCCCGGTTTTTGCACATAAAGCCCGTATTTATGTTTGGTCTTTAGAAGTGTTATGGCTTTTGATGAGGTGAAAGATGGGAAGAAACAGGACACCAACTGAAATATTGAGCACTCGCGGCAGTTTCCTTGCGCATCCGTCGCGCAAAAGACCGAACGAACCGGACGGTGGAAAGCCGCTCGGCGGGCCGCCGAAACATCTTGGTGAAATCGAAACCGAATTGTGGAAGGAAATCAAGCGAGATTTGCTGCCGGGCGTTGCGAAGAAATCTGATCGCCATTCCTTTGAGACTTTAGTGATCCTGAAAGCACGAGAAAGAAGCGGTTTGATTTTGGCTGCTGATCGTGGGCAACTAATCAGTCTTTACAGCCATTTTGGACTAACACCAGCATCTCGTAGTAAGGTTTCTGTGCCAGCAGCGCCGCGTAATTCCTTGCAGGATTTCCTGTCGAAGAAGGTGGCCGCCCCTGCAGCAAGCGCTACGCCGGACACACCAGAAGACCTGAATAAGTCGTTGGCTGTGAACTAAGACAGAGTTATAATAGGACACTATGAAGACAAATAAGTTCATGTTCCACACAGACGAGCACCTTCGGAAGCACCAGTTGCTCATCAAGGACACCTTCGATGGGTGGTTGGAGTTGGTCACTTGGAATTACCGCGTACCTTCAGACAAGCGGTTGCGCGCCTTTCTTGAAACCATAGCCGACGCTGAAAAGTCGGGTGGCAAATATTGGGCGCATGAACTCAGTGATTCTCTCGCTGACGAACTGGCGTTCTTTGATTACATGGTCTCGATGCACATGGAAGAAGGTGGGTACAGCCGCAGGGACGCCGAGAAGAATGCACGCTTCGACGTTGAGTCTCGCAGGAGCGTTGGCACTCCGCCTTGGCGTGATGCGGCAGCAATCGCCGCCGACGCCGTGAAAGCAGCGCGGTGACTATTCTCTTCATCTATGCGTATCACGAGCTGGCGACCGGCAAGGACGTGTATGTCGGCAGCGCTGTCGATGTTGCTGCGCGTGATGCTGTACACCGTTCTGCAGGCCGACGCTGTAATTGTGTCCCCTTTGACCGCGAGATACAACGGCGCGGGCGCGACGTGTTCGGACTGAGAATAGTCGAGGCACTCACCGCTTCGTGCGTTACAGACGCAATGAAAGCGGGAGCAGCACGAGAGAACCAGTGGATGGACGTACTCGGCACCTACCGCACAGCGACCGGCTTCAACTTTTGCCGTGCCGGAGTTGCACATCGTGACGAAGCACAATGGGCAGCGGCTAAGGCGGCTCGTAAGGCGGGGCAGAAGCGCGCGTTCGCACGACCAGATGTGAAGGAGAAGCTATCAAGCGCCGCACGAAGAGTTTGGGCTAATCCTGAAACAAGAGCGCGGCAATCGGAAAGAATGCGGGCCAAGTGGACGCCCGAAGCACGTAGCCGACAGTCATCGACAATGAAGACCGTGGCGGCTGAAGTTCAGAACCGCCCTGACGTGAAAGCAAAACAAGCAGAGACGCGCTCTCGTCAAGGGTTCAAGGAACGTCATTTAGCTGCTACAACTGCGGCGCAGCGCCGACCTGACATAAAAGCAAAGCAGTCCGCCGCCCAGAAGCGACTGTGGACTATAGAAGCACGCACCCGCCACTCGGCCTTACTAAGAGAAGCGCTCAAAGACGGCTGGTCGTCAGAAGCGAAGGCGCGGCACTCAGAAACAATGAAGGCGGTGCGGGCGCGCCGACAACTGTGCTCATTTCTTGCTCTTGGCGACCACAGTCTTGACCCGTCTACTCTGGAAACCCTGCGACATTTATCTGTGCTCTAACTCCTACCAACCTATAGCGTTAGTTCCTGTTTGCCCAGTCGGCACCCTTCTACAAGAAAAAACTTACTTCACGCCTTGGGACCCGTAACACCAACCGGCCACAGTGAACGCTCGCAGATAGGCTCCGTCGAGCCCTGTCCTGCCAGCCGCGTGCCGTTGCGCGTTCCATCGAACGCTTCTGGGCAACACCGTTCCAAGGAAAAACCAGATGGACAGCAAAGTTCTTAACGCCCGTAAAAATGAACTCCTGAACTCTCAGGAAGCTCTCTTGAACGCTTGCCAAGAATCGAAACGCAAGCTTACCGATGTGGAAGAGTCGCAATTTGCCAACCACACCAACGAGATCAACTCCATCGACCAGACTCTGGCTCGCATGGCCGCAATCGAAAAAGGCAAGAAAGAAGTCGGCCAGCCGACGACTGAAGTGTTCGTGCCCAAGACTGCGAAGTCCGGCAAGAAACAGTTCAGCGCCGAGTACGACGAAGCCTTCTGGAACATGTTCCACAGCCGTAACTTCACCAACGCTGCACTCGGTGAGGGCGGAACGACTGACGGCGGCTATCTGGTCCCGGTGACCGTGGACGGAACGATTGTTCCGCTCGCGCCGCTGGAAACCGCGATGCGCAAACTGGCGCTCGTGATTCCTACCACGAACGACATCAAACTGCCCGCGCAGGCAACCAAGACGACTGCGGTCGCCAAGGCTGAATCCCGCTCCGGCAACAACGCCTTCGGTGGCGTGCAACCCGGCTTCACGCAGGTTACCTTGTCCGCCTACATGGCTGGCTCGGTTGTGCCTGTGACGTTCGAGTTGGCGCAAGACGTGCCAGCGCTTCAGGCTTTCCTGAACGCCGACATTCTTCGCGGCATCACGAACTACGAAGACGATAAGTTCGTCAACGGCTCCGGCACCGGCGAACCGATGGGCATCCTGAACGGCGCAACTGCTGCTCAGACCGCTGCTCTGTCGGCTGATGCTTCGCTGGATCACATCGGCTATCTGCGCGCTGCCTACTACGACAACGCGAGCTGGCTGATGAACCGCAAGACGGGCATTGCTTTCCGCAAGGCTCAGATCGCGGCCTCGCAGTTCCAAGTCTACTGGACCACGGTGGGCAAGCAGGATTATCTGCACGGATTCCCGGTCGAGTACTCGTCCGCGATGCCTGTGTACTCCGCGTCCCCCAGCGTCTCCGGTGCGGTTGCATTCGGCGACTTCAAAACGTGCGCCGTCATCGGTGACCGTGGTGGAAGCGCTGTCAACGTGAAGGTGTTGGATCAGGTCAACGCGCTGAACGGCGTGATTGATGTTCTCGGCTATCGCCGAACTGACCAGCGCGTGCGCGTTGCCGAGGCAGTGCAAATCTGGACGATCAACGGCTAGGGCTAACCGGCCTTAGTTGTTGACTGCAAAGTCGGGGGAACAGGTGCCCTAAACGCCTGTTCCCCCAACCCTTTTAGGGAGGGGACAAGTTGTCAAAGGCTCAACAGTACATCGACGGCGTTCTTTCGGGTGAGATCGTTGCCGGTAGTTGGCTCAAGAAAACGATACAGCGCCACGTCCGCGATCTCCAAACTGGAGCCGAGCGTGGCCTTTATTTTGACCCGGACGCCGGTGAGTACGTCGCGCAGTTTATTGAGCAGTTCTGCACGCCGCCAAACCAAACAGAACCTATGGTTCTTATGGGCTGGCAGCATGCGTTCCTTTTCATACTCTACGGCTGGAAGCGCGCGGATGGAACGCGCCGATTCCGCCGAGCCTATGTCGAGGTAGCAAAGAAAAATGGAAAAACCGCGCTCGTAGCGGCACTGTGCTTGTACCACCTTATCGCGGACGGCGAACAGTCGGCCCGGTGTTTCGTGGCCGCCACGACGCGCAAGCAGGCGGGCATCTGCTTCAAGGAAGCGGTGGCGATGCGAAATCGCAACTCTGACTTGAAGATGGCCATCGCGCAGAGTGGGAACGAACCAATTCTCGCCTTGTATATCGCCGCGACGGGCTCGCGCCTTAGCGCTATGTCACGCGACGGCGACTCGGAAGACGGCGCGGTCGTATCGTTCGCCTGCCTTGACGAGTTACACCGCTGGAAGGTCGGCTCCGGCATCTACTCCGTCCTTCGCTACGGCGGAAGAACGCGCAAGCAACCACTCATGGTGGAGATTACAACCGCCGGGTCATCGGCGGGCGGAACGTCGCTCTGCTGGGCAGAGCGCGAGTACGGAACTAAGGTTCTCGATGGGCACGTCCTTGACGACGAGTTCTGCCCGTTCATCTTTTCGATGGACGACAAGGACGACTGGAAGGATGAGAACAACTGGATAAAAGCAAACCCGTCGCTCGGTTGTCTGTTCGACATCGACACAATCAAGAAAGAGTTTAACGAAGCACAGGGCAAGCCGACCGCGATAGGAGAGTTCAAGCGCTTCTGTCTCAACATGTGGTCGAGCGAAGCGGAGAACCCCGCCATCGAGTTGAGCAAATGGGACGCGTGCTGTCGCGAGGATGTATCGAAGCACCCTGACCCGAAGCGCCTGCGGAAAGAGACGCTCGAACAGTTAGCTGGCCGACGTTGCTTCGCCGGTGTTGACTTGGCTCCGAAGTTAGACACGTCGTCGCTCGTGATTCTGTTTCCGCCTGAGACTAGCGGTGAGAAGTGGCGTGTAGTTCCGTACTTCTGGTGCCCTGCCGACAACATCGAAGGACGCGTGAAAAAGGACCGCGTGCCTTATGACAGATGGTCGGAAGACGGTTTCATCGTGACGACCGAGGGCAATCTCACTGACGTTCGGTTCATTGCTGACGCCATCGTAGA